ATTCAGCTTCTACTCTCATTTCAAATTGTGCTGGTTTTAATGATATTTGAATATTCGTTACTCTTACAACTGTATTAATATCTTCAAGTTCTAAACTGTAAACTTCTCCTAATTCAATATCCTTTAGAAAATAAGTATTAAGATTAAAAGTTCTATTGTTTAATATTTGTGCTTTATACTCTGATAATGCTATGTGTTTAGCTAATTTTTCTGTTTGAACTTCTCTATTTTTTTGTATAGACACAAAGTTTTCTTGATATTTTTCTATTATGTTAGGATTCTTAATAACAGCCTCATTGTCTTGATATTTAACAAGTGGAAGTCCTTTTATTTCAAAATTTTCTATATAAAGTTTATAAGGATATGGATTAAAAAACTTAACTATTGCCTGTGTTTCTTTCCATTCCTCAATAATGTAATGTGTTCCTTTTACAAGTTTTATATCAACTTTACTTTTTATATCATCTTCTCTTATAAAGTAATATGCAGTACCTTTTGTTAAAGTTGGATTAGATACACTTGAAGTTGTATAAGTTATCCTCATAGACTGTATATCTTTACTTCCAACAGGTTTGTTTTTATCAATTATTATTTTTTGAGCTAAATTAAAGACAACTTGATTTTGTAATTTAATAAATCTGTCATAACTTACACGAATGCCGTTATATAATATACTTTTAAAGCTTTCTTCTATGTCAGTGATAATATTAGTCCTATCAAACTTTAAAACCTCATTTAAGATAAAATTACGAGGTCTTGAAAATAATTTTTTATTCTTAATATATAAAATACTGTCAGTAGCTTTAATAAATCTTTGTAAAATATCAACCCATCTTTCATCCTGCTCAAATAAAACAAAGGGAACTCTCATTAAACTTCCATCATTAAAAGCTATATCCTTAAAATCTACCTGGTCCTCTCTAAAACCTAATTTAGATGCAACGATATGAAGCAATGAATTATGTTTGTCTTTAGTGTTACAAAAAAATAAATCAAAGAATACCATTGTTTCGGGGACTACCTTATCAAATAGCTTGTCATAACTATCTTTAATAGAATATGTAAAAGTTTCTTTTCCTGTGTAACTTTTATTTCTTCTTTCCAGAGTTGCCATTCCTTGCAGTGTATATAAGATATTTCCAACTTCATCTATAACTTCTATCTTTACTTCATTTCCTGTATCAACTAATTTTTCATCAAGTATAAAACTAGCATCCATAGAAGAAATTTCGCTAGTTTTAGGTAAAGTAATATCACAGTTATCTATATAATCTGTAATATCGCTATCCTTAGATATATTAGTTATCTTAGCCACATATAAATGGCTATCTATTTCCATACTTAACTTTTGCATTATTCCTCCTATGGTGTTACTTTTGGTTTTTTAGTCCAAGCTTCTATACCAATATTTACACTTTTTAAAATTCTTCCCTCTAAATCATCTACCCCATAAACTTTTTCATAGAAATTATTAGTAACCTTTATTTCTATATTAGAAGATTTATCTTGATAGTAAGCATTACCAAGTTGATTATTTGCATTATCTTTATTATTAATGGCATCAAATCCACCTAGTCCATTACTTTCTAATCTGTAGCCAAAATCTTTTAGTTTATTTTTTATAATGTTAAATGCTCCCTCAAATGTTCCAACTTTCTCTATCTCTGATTTCATATTCTTAGTATTTATAAACTTAGATATTAAACCTTGATACACTGAACTTTCTGAAAATGCTTTTATTAAACTAGCCTTTGTACTTTCATATAAAGACTCTCCTAAACTTTTTGTAAAACTATCAAATTTCTTTTCTTTTTGAGCATCATTCATTGCTGAACTTAAAGCATTTTTCATATCATTTAGTTTGTCATTAAAGTCACTGTTTGGAAGTATCTTATTGATTATTGATATATCAATACCTCTACTCAATAAAAATTGTTTTATAGTATCAAGTGACTTTTTAGCTTGTGTTTCTATGCTTTCTGCTAGTTTCAATTTGCTAAAATCTATTCCAGAAAGTAAGTCATTAAAGTTTAATTTTCCAGTTTTCTTAATATTTACCAATCTTTCAGATATTTTCTTAAATTCATCATTAAAATATCTATCCAAATCACTAAATGCCACATCATAGGCAACAGAACTAGCATTTTTAAATATCTTTTCAAAATAGCTTTTCATTGATGTTACAAATCCACCATTGCCACTTGCTAAGCCCTCAATTGTTTGAGCTCTTACATCTTGCATAGCTGTAACCAATACTTGATGATTTCTAGCTAATTCTTTAATAGTAGAGTTGTATTGTTCTCCAACAAGTCCCATTTGTTTAAATTGCTCTGTGTATTCCTGGATTAATTTCTTTTCAGAAGAATAATCAATACCAGTAAAGCTATCAAGAGTTGAACCTCTGAATAAATCTTTTTTCTCTTTTTGTAATAAATCTAACTGTGATACAAACTCACTTATTTGCTTTTTCCATTCATTAAGATTAGATTGAGTTAAGTTTCTTCCAGTAGCTTTTACTAAATCATTATGAGATACATTTTTTAAAGCATTGTTTAACTGTCTCATTTCGCTATCTGTAAAAGCATCTAGTTCTGTTTTATCAAAGCCTAAATACTTTAATAACTGTGCTTCTCCAACATTTACTGCTGTATATGTATCTTTAGATTTCTTTCTTCTTCCAAAACCTCTGCTGTATCTTGTAGAGCCTTTTTCTACTGCTGAAATATCTCCAAAATGCTTACCATTTAGCATAGCTTGTTGAAACAAATCTATATTTTTATTACTATTGCTCAAAAATGATAAAGTTGGATTTTTAGCTGCTTCTGTTAAAATTCTATCTGTGAAATTCTTTACATAATCAGTATTTTTCTTTAAAGCTTCTGTAAGAGTTTGCATAGCTTTTATCTGTTCTTGATATCTGTTTTCATTTTCTCTATTTCTGTTATCTATTTCTGCAGCTTTATTTTTACCTTTTCCAAAACCTATTACAGAACCTAACGTTTTAACTATACCTAATCCTCCAGTTGCCATTCCTACAAGAGAACTTAATGAATTCATTCCTGCCGTAAAATTTCCTAACCCACCAGAAAAGATTTTTGTTATAGATTTTATATCCCCAAGATTATTGAAAGAAGTCCCCATATTAAAAATATTACTTAATATTCCACCAATATTACCTATTGTTTTACTTCCAGTAACTTGCCCTAATTGTGAAAAAGAAGAAGCTAAGGAATTTATGCTATCCAAAGCCTCATTAATTTTTTTTAACTTAGTTGCTATCTTTTGTAAATTTTCCACTTCATCTTCTGATACTTTTTTCTTTTGTTTAGCTAATTCAATAGCTTCTCTCAAATGTCTAGCATCTTCTTCAGATAATTTATCTAAGTCAATATTATGTTTTTCATAAGTTTTTATTAAGTCTCCAAGAATTTTTGCTCTTTCCTCATGATAGTTTTCTTCAGAAATTTTTCCTTTGCTAAAACTTATTTCTAAATCTTCTAGTTTTTCTTTTACTTTATCTAAAGCCTCATCAATATCAAACTTTTTAATCTTAAATTCTTTTTCTTGCAATTGAATTTGTAAACTCTTAGCTAAGTCAATATTTCCATTATCAACTGCTTCTTTTATATATCTTTTTAAAATACTTATTTGATTTTTGATTTTATCTATATCAGAAGTTCCAATAATATCATCATAATTTATTTGATTTTGAAAATCTTTTTGAAAAGCATTGTATATATTTTCAGCACTTTTTACTATTGATTTACTATGAGTTTTTATAGCCTTAGCTGTTTTTTCTGTTTTCCCTTCAAGAGATTCTAGATGAGTTATCTTAGATTGAATTTCAGAAGCAGCAACAGGATCTATTCCAGAAGCTACTATTTTTTTATGGATTTCTCTTAGTTCTTTTAAATTAGCATTATTATATTTACCACTTTTCCAATCAATTAATAGATTGGTTGCTTCTTCTTTCGTTTTTCTATCACTTTCGTTTTTTTCTTCATTTGCTTTTCTATGGGCATTTAATTCTTCTTGTATACCTGCTACAGTTGATTTAACAGCATTTTTATTATTGGCTGTAACTCTATCATTATGTCCTCTGTTAAATTTTTCTATTGTATCTAATCCATTTTTGATTATTTTTAATTCTTCAGCTTGTTGCTTATCTAATTTTTTTAATTCAGACTCTTGTGTTTCTTTTTGTGCTTTAGCAAGATTTGCTACATAACTTTTTTCTGCATATCCTCTATAAAAATCATTTACCATATCAGAAGTTATTTTTTGAACTCCTGCTTCTTCAAGTCTTTTTTTCAATAGTTTTTTCTTGCTATATTCATCTTTCTGCCCTTTTAATTCTTTCATAAGATTATCATTAAGTAGATAATCAGCATTTATTTTTTGTTTTGCCATAATCTCAGCATTTTTTTCATTATATTTGGCTTCAGCTTTTACTATAGTGTCCTCATATTTTTTTGCTACTTCTAATTGTTTACTTAAAAAGTTATCTTGAGCTTGTGCTAAAATCTTTTCTTTCAACTTTCCTATAACCTTATCAATTGCACTAGCAACTTCTAAATACTTATTAGCTTCATTTCCAATAGCACCTATTAAATCTGGATACATAGCCAACAATTTTTGATATAACTCATTTCTTTCTCTTTCACTTTCAGGAGTACCTAACCCTTCAAGATACATTTTTGATAACTCTACATATCTATCTTTTAGATCCTCTAAATTTTGTTTTTCCATTGCGAAATCAAACAGATAGTCTGTACTTGATTTTTTACTTAACATGTCATCAACAGCTTCAGCTATACCATTAAACATATGAACTACCTTAGTGGCAAATGGTAACAATTTACGACCCATAGCTGTTGCTATATTATCTATTAATCCTTCTGCTTTCTTTAATGAGTTAGCATATCCATCAATAGTTCTACTTGCATCACCTTGGATGTATGTTGTCATTTCCATTAACTTGTTATATCTCAACTGCATTTTTGTTGCAGTATCTAAGTTCTGCCATTTTTCTTTTATACCTTGTGATAAAGCATATTCTGCCATAGTAGTATCATTTAAGATAAGTCCATATCTTTTTAATGCTTCTGTTTCTCCTGTTAATGCTCCTTTTATTGCTGTAAATGCTTCATCATCTGTAACATTAAAGAAAGAAGAAAAGTCAGCAGTGAATGTTGCTAAATCCTTAGATATCTTCTTAAAAAATGAAGTATCAAATCCTGCACCTTTAAACATAGAACCATAAACACTAGCAAAGTTTTGCATTTGATAAATACTTCTACCAACTTCTTTATCTATAGTTTTTGCCCATTGTTCTATCTCTTTTGTAGAACTTTCAAAGACTTGTCTAGTTACATTTGCTAATTCATCCATTTTAGATGCACTTTCTATTGCAAACTTACCTAAATCTTTTATTTTATTACCAACATATAAAACTGCTACACCTACTCCAACTTTCTTAATTAAACTTAATGAATCAGATAGTTTTTTAGCTCCATCACTGCCCTTAGCAAAATTATCTTGAAGTTTCTTTAATTCATCATTTGTTTCATTTATTTTTTTAGAGAAGTCTTTTAATTCTTTTGAATACTTATCAACAACTTCTATAACTGTCTTTAATTTCTTATCACTCATATCAACTTCCCCTTTTTCTTATTTCAGAATAAGTTTTATTTGTTACTCTTAAAATAAAATTCATTTTTTCAATAAGCCAATAAGGATGCTCATCATAACCAAGATTTAAAGGTAATCTGTGTATATAATAATAAGAACTATCCATACCTTTAGTTTCAAAGTACATATTGTATCTATGAATATCATTAATTATTTTTTGATATTTTTCCTTATTGGCTGCTTTATGTCCTCTCATATAAAAAGAACAAGCCTTATAGTAGACTTGTTCTATATCTTGAAACCCCTGTTTTCAGAGTTCTTTTTAATTTCATCTAATATTTTTTGGAATGTATATGGTTCTTTATCAAAGAATTTCATCAAGTTTTCAGCTGTCTTATCAACTTCTTTATTTTCTAAAGTAATTTTTAAAGTTTGTGCTAATATAAGTTCAAACTCTGGCATTTCTTCAAAAGAATAATGAATTTTAACGGTTTCAAAAGCTTTTGCATCAGATAAAACTCTAACTGTTTCACGAGGCTTGTTATAATAATTCATCATATTTCTGAATGTTCCTACTGTTTCAACTGCTATAATATCTCCATCTTTTCCATAATTAACTATATTACTAACTTTCTTTTCTTCAATAGGTTCTTTTATTTCATCTTTATTTTCTTTTTTCATTAGTTACTCCTTATGCATCATGATAATTTTCAAATGTTATTTTTACTGGTGTTTGTACTACTTTATCATAATAAGCTGTTAATTCTTTTGTCATTCCACCAGCTCCATCTAAATTAGTTGCTTCTACATTTGACACTTTTACGTTTGGAAATTCTAATTTAACTATTTTTGTTGGATCTGTTGTTTCTGCTAAAGTAACCTCTACAACATAAGAAGTGTTCTTTCTTAATAATTCATAAGCTTTTTTATAGCTATCCTTATCAAAACTATTAAAAGTTAAATTAAGTCCAACTGTCCCCCTATCAGCTTGTCTAATTTTAGTTGTATAGACTGTATTTAAAGCACCTTTTCCTTCAAGTTTATTATCAATATTAATATCTATTGATTCTATCTTTGCAGTCATATCTGTTGAAGTCTCTTTTATAACAGCACCTAAACAAATTAACGATTCTCCTTTTAATGCAACTGGAGTAGCATTTATTTTATTATTCAATACCTTATGTTCTTTACCTATAATATTAGCAGTTACATTTACAAATGCTTCCATTTGTGTACTTATTTTCAAACTAGATACTAAGCAATCTTGAGCATATTCTGCTATATCATCTTCAATATTATTTGAAATAAGAGTTAAGAAATTATCAAATGGTCCTGGTAAAAAATTATGATTTTTATTATCCTTTGTTCCTTTAAATCCTGCTCCTTCTAATAATATTTCTAATTGACCTGTTGTTGCTTCAATAGTTAAATCTCCATTGACTTCAACCTTTGATACAAATCCATCTCTTTCCCATCTTCCAGCACCTATAGCTTTACTTGTTGTTTTATTTACTTTTGGTATTACACCATAATTTGTACAATCTAATTGATTTAATCCAGTTAATTTTGCAGTACCTTCTGCAGTTTGTTTTCCAACTAAAAATTGTATATCCATTTTTACCTCTCTTTCACAGTTAATTCAGCATTAATATTAACTATTGCATTATAAATTTCATCATCATTGCCATAGTTAAAACTTACTGAATAATCAATATTTATATAACTTTTTCTTAATTCCAAATCTTCACATAGCAATTTCATTTGCTTTTCAAACCAAGTAATAGAGGGCATTATATTTGAATAATTGTCCTCAAGATAGATTAGATTTACAGTTCTATCATATTGTTTTTTATGATTAATACTAATAGTTTCTGCACTTAAATCTTGAGGTTGAATTATAAATATTCCTTGCTTTAAATCTACTCCTGTAAGGTCTATATTAATGAAATCACATTTTTTTTGAGTGATATTTTCAACAGTCTTTTTTAATTTAGAATAGAATGAATTATCATCTTCTAAATTAACTTTTTTTATATTACACTCCATTAATTCAATAATTGTATGAGCTTCTTTATCAATTATTTCAATTTCATAATTTAAAACTTTAAAATCTTGAATATCAAGAGTAATTTTATCTATTAATTCATCTGCTACTTGGAATATATCTTTGTCTTTTTCTCCGTGATAGATAACATCAACAGTATAAACTTTATTAAATTTAACTCCTGCTATTGTGGTATCCCTATGATTTACTAATTGTAATGTGAAGCTAGGAGTTTCAAAGCCTTGTGTTATATCATTGATATTTATTTTTTTATCAGGATAATTTTTTGTGATAGCTTTTGCTACATTATTTAAAACCTTCATTACTCCTTATCCTCCATATATTTAGCTAAATTCCTATTAAATACTGCTTGTCTAATTTTATTTATTTCTGTTACTGAATTAGTCATCATAAATCTTCCTTTAACCCAACTAGCTTTTAGTTTTTTACCAATTACTGGTACAAATCTACCTGGTGTTTGTCTATGACCATATTCAACATAAATAGCATATCTTGCAACATTATAAAGAGTAATAAACCTTTTATCATCACTTTTTATAACTTTGGATACATACCAACTTCTTCTTAAATTTCCACCTGTATGAGTAGTAATAGTTTTAGTTTTATACTTGCCTTTATTTTTACCTTTTGTGTACCTTGCAAGTTCTCCTGTTTTATCTCCAAAGTATTTAAACCCTTTTATACTTTTTCCAACAGGAGTTTTTCTTATAACTTTATTCAATAATCTTCCACCTAACTCATTCAAAGAATCATCAATAGCTTTATCATAGTTTTCTTTTATCTGTTTTACATTTTTTTCAGTAAATCTTTTAAATTCAGAAATATCAATATTTAATTTCATTAAGCTTTCCTTTCACTATCTAAAGTTATTTCCTGATGTGTTCTATACATTGCTATTTCTCCACTATGTTTATACTTCTTTGTAATTCCATTTTGAATTACTTCAATTTCAGAATTTAAAGGAATTTCTATATCTGGACTTAAAAATAGAACTATTGTAGATGTAGCAACACCATAATTACCTTGGATAACTACTGGATTACTTTCATAAGATAAGAGGCAAGGGATATTAGATTTAACCAATACCCCTTCTCTTTCATCTGTTATTCCATTTTCATCTGTATATAGTTCAGTACCATAAATATTACATTTCCCAGTGTATGTTTTTTCTAGTATTCTCCTAGCATAATCAAACATATTTACCACCCCACAAATCTATACCTATATATTTCTTGTTTCCCATAATTTATTAGCCCTTGTATTAGATTAGAAAAAGTTTCTTGATTAGTATTGCCTTTAAAACTCATAGAAACTCTCCCTTCTGTAATTGAGGCTAACATTGGCTCAAAGTTAAGAGTATCTATATTCAAAGTATTTGTGGAATATTTTGTGTTAAGATAATCTCCTACACATCTACATAGAAACACATAATATAACTCATCTGGCACTTCTTTTCTATTTAAGATATTTTTAAGATTTTGTAAATTCTTAGGAAGAATAATATCAAATAGTTTATCATTATCTTGTAAAGTATAATTATATCCAAGTAACATATTTTTTAGATCCTCTATAATTTTAACTTTATCCACAACAATATCTATCATAATTATCTTCCTTTTTTATTTTTGCCTACTTCTTCTGCTTTTACTTCCACATCATTTGTTTCTTCAGCAGTATTTTCTTCTACTTTTTCTGTTTCTTCTTCTATTGTATGCCCATAAGATTTAAACCACTCTACATCAGTTGCTGATAAGTTCTCAACTTTTGCTACCCCATTTAAAAAAGGTATACCAGATATTTCACCAGTATACCCTTCATTTTTAGTTTTTATTATATACATATTTTACCTCCTATTGTACTTTTATATTTCTTAATACTCCACATGATTTAGAAGTTTTTAATATAGGTACTCCTCTTAATTCTACAAGTCCTCTTGCTTGTTCAGAAGCTACATTGAAGTCAGGAGCAATTACATCTATTATTTTCCCAGAAGATGGTGAAGCAACTGATAACGCATCTTCTCCAAATCTTACTGCATATAATGAAGTGTTTCCAGTAGCAGTATCAATAGCTATTGTTTCTTTTGCAACTGTTTCTCCCTTAGGGGTGTATTTTTCAACTTTAATTAAAGGAATCCCATCATAAGAATCAATTTGTTCACCATAAGCTGTTGGAGTTAGAGTATATAACCCAGCTACTTTTGCTGCAGCTTTTATCTTTGTAATCATCTTAGAATTACCTATTAAGGCATGTGGTTTTTCACTTAATAAAGATAACCATTCATCTAATTTTGTTGTAAATTCAAGTGCATTTGCTTTAACCTTATCAAATGTTGAAAAATCAAATCCTGTTGCATGAGCTAACATATCAGTAGCTGTTCCCTTTAATAAAGTATCAAGTCCATCAAATTGTTCAGCTGATGCTGCAACTGATCCATTTATTAAATAATAAGAGAAACCTTTTCTTGCTGATTTAATTAATTGTCCCATTTGAAAAGCAACTTCATTTTCTACTCCACCTTGGTCTCTTAATGCTCTATCAATAGAGAATGAACCTCCATAAACTTTTACTTCTGCTGTTTTCATTTTCTTTTTAGCAAATGTATCATCATACTTTCCATTAATATTTCTAAACCCAGTTTGTGATTCATCTGTTAAGTATACATAAGATGTTGACCAACCTGCCCCACCTGCTATTGGGTTAGCTATCATTGAAAATGGTATATTTTGAAATAGATAATCTCCTCTTGTAAATTCATCAATTACACCTTTTTCTAAATCTGTTAATTGTCCTTTTCTTACTTCTTCTAATGTTATAACTGCCATATTTTACCTCCTAAAATTTATTTATTATCTTTATATATTGCACCTAAAGCACTACCTAATGTTATTTTAGATTCAGCAGGGTTTCCATTCCCATTCGGGTTAGCTGGTGTTGTTCCTGTTGGTGCTGGTGGTGTTTTGTCCTCTACTTTAAATAGATAATCACTTGTCTTTTTTAGTTCTTCTATTTGTTCAGTTAAACCTATAACTTTATCATTATCCATTTTTATATTTTCCATTTTTAACAATGCTTTTACAGCTAAATTATTTCTAGCTCCTGCTGTTGTTAAAGCAAGTTCTAAAGCATTATCAAGTTTGATTTTTGCTAATGTTTCTTGATATTCTTTCTCACTAGCTTTATTTTTTTCTTGTAATTCTGTAATTTGTTTCTTAAGTTCTTCATTACTTGAATTATTCTTTTGTAACTCAGATAATTGTTTATCTCTTTCAGTCAAATCTGCTTTTAACTTATTCTTTTCTTCTACAACTTCATTAAATCTACTTTGTGGAATCATATTTCCATATTTTTCCATTAATTTTGTTGCTTGTTCTTCTGTTAGTCCTAACTTAATTAATTCATCTTTATTCATTTATTTGCTCCTTTCATTTTTAACGTTGTATGTCAACAATTTAGCTCTTGTTCTTTATCGTGTACAATACCAAAAACACGAATTATCTTTTATAATCATTAAAATTATTTGAAGATAATCACTCTCCTTTGCAATAAAAAAGAGGAGCTTTTATACTCCTCTTAGTTTATTTTATTTTTTTATCTCTTCCATTTTGTCCACATTGATATAAATATAATCTTTTTTGTTATTTTGTTCAAATTTTATAACTACCTTAGCTGGAAATTCTGCTTCTGATGTAGAATATCCTACTTTCTTTTCTACTTTTTCTTTAGGTGAAAGAACAATATTATTACTTTTTTTAGTTAATTCTCTTTTTGAATCATCTTTCTTTATATATTGTTGTCCTCCAAGAGAATTAAAATTATTTGCAAGACTTCCTATTGAGGCAAGTGCATTATGTTCGGTAACCTCATCTAATTCATTTTCATCATAAATAGGTTTATTATTTATAGTAGATTCTGATAAAATTAATTCTACTATATCATCACTTTTGTTTTCAAATAATATATAAAATTTATTAGAAGTAACTTTATTAACTGAAACATTTAATACATCAGAATTTTTAGTTAGTGTACTTTTTGCAACATATTCTGTTGAAGTGCACCCCACCAATAAAATACTTAAACTAGCCAATAATAACAAAATCCATTTTTTCATATAAAAACCCTCCTAAAATGATATAATACTATTTGTACTATAAATGTTAAAGTTTGTCAAGAGATAAGACAAACATAAATTTTTATAATTGATGATATTTCCCAGCTCTATAATTTTCAACAACTTTTATTTCTCCTAATTCTTCAATTTTTTTTAAGACTTTTTCGTTTTCTATTTCTGATAAATTTATTTCTTTTCCATCTTTAATTGAAACAGTTTCAATATCATTAAAAATAAAATCTAATAATTTGTAAACTTCATCATAATTTTTTGGATCTATTAAATCTTTTGAAAGGTTCCAAAACATCATTTTACCCCCTTTAATTTCATTGCAGATACTAAAACATTATAAAAAATTTCTTTCTCAAAATCTGTTAGATTATCAATAGAAGTTGTATTTTTCATTATTTTAGTACTTTTATCTACTATTTCTACTACTTGTTCTTTTGATAAAATATCAGGAGCATTTTTATAAATCAATACAAATATCCTACTTTTATTTTTCTCTATGTAGTCAACATATTGTTTACTATATTCTAAGATATCTAACTCTTGCTTAAAAATCACTTCTCTTATAGGCATCCATATAGCATTTTTACCTTTATATCTTTCATAATATACTATTCTACCAAAATCAGAAATAGTTTCACATTCTTTAAATTTTCTGAACTTCTTTAATCTAGGTAAAATTTCACACATTCTCTTAGGGTAAGACACTCCTAATTTTACTTTATTTCCCACCAAGTCAGATAAATAATGTCCTGATGATTCAGCAAAAACTTCTTCTATATCTCTCCATTTATCAATAAAATCAACATCAGAAAAAAGAACATCTACCAATTTATTATCTAACATAGCATGGTAAGATTCATGAAAAATTGTTTTTTCACGATAATATAAATTCCTTTCATCCTTTAAGGATAAATTCATCTTTTCAAATTTTTTTCTGTACATGATTTTTTGACTTTTTGTCAATTCTATATCATAAGAAGCTTTAACAGAACCTCTATTATTAGAAATTACAAATTCCAAATTTTCATCTAAGTCTATATTTTTTAAAATTTTTTTCCCTACTGTTCCAAGCCCTGAGTTGTGTTTAACATCTTTTAAAACATTTTCTTTTACTTCTTTATCTATTTTAGCATTTCTTAATTTAATTATATCAGATTTATTTTTGCTCTCAATATTATTTTTATTACTTAATGATACTTGATTATTTATATGTTTCTCAACATATCTATCATACCAATCTTGATAATCTTTAACATCTACTAACTTATAATCATCATCTTCTGTTCTGGAAGCTCTTAGGTTAATATCTCCATCTATTTTATCATAGTAAGGGGCTGTAACTGTTCTACAATTAACATGAAAAGGAGGAGCAGTAACTCCAACTTGATAATCTTTCATATCAAATACCTTACTATCCATACTTCTGCAAATAGATGAAGTTCTATCATCAAGAGTTGCTATAACTTCATATTTTTCACAACCTAAATCTTTCATACATCTTTCTTTTGCTTTTGAATGATATGCTGCACTCTCTGTCATTATTAACCTAGATGCTATATTCTTTTCAACATTAAATCTTTCTGCAATAGTGTCAATAACTTCTTTCAATGGCTTTCCTGTTATGATATTCTGAGTTAAATTAGTATGTAAAGTATTCACTAACTTACCATCATTACCCCAAATTCTTTTACTCCAATTAGTGTTATCTTTTGTCCAAGGTTTGTATACTAAACTTTCAAGTAGTTCTGGATTTATTTTTTCTATATTAGAAAACTTATCTAAACCCTTTTGAATACTGTAAGCACTTCTATAATAAGTATCCTTGTAAACTTCTCTTAAATGTCTATCCAAATTATTTTCCATAGTCTTAGCTAACAAATCTATTTCTGCTTTAATCTCCATTTTTAAGGCTTCTAATCTCTCAATATGAACTCTTGAACTAACATTTTTTAACTCTTTTATAATACTATTATCAGAACTAATATTGAGGCTTTTACCTTTCCTAATATATTCACTTAAAGACATCTTAAATTCTTTTAATTCTTTTTTATTAAATCTTTGTTTAGCTTCATACATAGATATATTATTATCTTTTGCATACTTAGCATAGAATTCATAGATTTTTTGATTTGTATTCTTTAAAGCTATATCATATTGTTTTTTAGCTTCTTTCACTTGTTCCTTAGATAATTCATTGATTCTATTTTCTTCAGCTGTAAATCTATCTACCCAATAGTTACTCATGATTATGACCTTCATAAGTTTCTTCTATTTCTTCAATAGAGCTTTCTTTTTCTCTTTTTATTTTTTCTAATTCAGCTTTAGAATCATTTACCCAAGGATGTTGAGCAACTACTGTTTCTGTACTTAATATTCCAACAGATTTTTGACAATCTTCAATAGCTTGACTTTCATTAATTAAAATATCTTTATTAAATATGATATCTATATCATCTTCATTAAAATTAGCTTTTAAGTGTTGTTTAACAAACCATAGAACCAATTTTAATGATGCTTTGAATTCTCTTTCAAGTGCTGCTGCATCCAAATCTATATCACTGTACATAGATTGAATATTCATTTGATTTACATTTCCTTGAAGTTTTTCACTCTTAGCATCAAAAGCTTTTGCATTTTCTATAAAAGATTTATTTAGTATTTTCAAAATAGTTTCATAGTTTCCAGCATTAACTTCAATTGTTAATTGGTCCACTCCTCCATCAGAGCCAACAGGGATATAACCATAAAGATTCATATTATGTCTTAATGTACCACCTTGCCCATTATAGTTTTTAACTACAAGTACAGTAGTTCTAGAATTATCTTCCATGTCATTTTTAAAATCACTTATTACTTCATTTATTGCATCTTGAATGCTTTTTACTTTCATAATTAAAGGTAATTCTGTTTCATCTACTTTGAATGGAATAACAGGCAAATACTCCCAATTGAATTCTTTATCTTCTAATTTCATATAATTTTCATGTTTAATTAAAGAACTTAATCCATTATCCCAAGTATAATAATCTATTCCCTCTAATGTGTAAACTTCAATATTAGTAACTTCCTTATAATCATATCCAGTGAATTTTTTAGTTTTATATATTCTTATAACATAGTCAAGTTCAGTATGATCATTATCTTTCCATATAGGTATAATTTCACTTCCTTTAAACCTCTTAAATGAAAATTCACTTTTTTCATTATAATAGATATATAAAAAAGCTATTCCATTCAAATAGGTTCCTTTACCTATTGAGTGTAATAGCTTGAAAAATTTACTATTAAATATTTTGTTTAAGTTATCCATGTCCTTTTCATTTTTTGATGAAAGACTAGGTGTTTTTGATAATAAGTAATCTGTTTTTTGATCCACAGCACCAGCAAATTTATTATCTACAATTTTATTATTAGTTAAATTAGCTGCTGCAACTAAATTCCCATCTTGTCCTATCACTTTTCTAACTCTATTTAAAATATCATGCTTACCTTTGTAATAATTGTCTCCTAGTTGCATTTCTTTTAGTTTATCACTAGCCAAGAAATTTCTTATTATTAGTTCTAATTCCTTTATAGGTACTCCATTCATATCTCTTTTTCTCCTAAACAAGTTTTTTATAAACTCAAACATATTTACTCCCTTATAGATTCCAATTGTATCCATCACTTGCCATTTTTTCAGCAACACCAGTTAAAGCATCTGGTCCATCATCATGCTTGTTCTTACCTTCCTTTTGATAAGAAATAATATCTTTTGCAAATTCACTCCATTTATTTTTCCAATCAACAGGCATGTAGATATTTGCATTAACCCAAGCACTATTTGATAGTATCCTTGCTATCTTATTTCCTGATTGATGGAACCATTTAACAACTGTCTTATAATTTCCTTTATCTCTTGTAATTCTTTCAATATTTCTTGCGAATGCTCTACCACCATTGTTGCTTTCTATATCTGCAACATTTACATTAAACTTTTTATATACTTCTGCAACCATAGGTTCTGTTATTTCCATAGCTTCTTTGGTATAGATAATATCTAGTATATAAGCACTATCTTTGCAATCTGCATAAATGATATTACATAAAAAATCATCTCCAGTGTCAGCTGTATCACAATAGGCAGATATTTTAACAATCTTTTCTTTTGGTAAATCTACATAAGTTTTAAACTCTCCATATAATCTACCCTTGATGTCAATAGGCTCTTGTTGGTAGTTGGCATACACAATTTCTTTTGCCATATTCTTAGTTTTAAACTCAAAGTCCTCAAGTGATAATGTTCCTTCATCTAAAGGTGTTCCATCATCATTGATAGCTTTATAATTTATATGGACCACATCATCATAATTAGATAAAATAAAACCAGCTAGGTCATTACTTGCCCACCTGGTCATTATAATTATTAATTTAAAACCTTTTTCTGTTCTTGATAACATTGTATTAGTAAACCAATCAATATGCTTTTCAAGTACATTAGAGTTATATGCTTCCTCAGAGTTTTTTATTAAGTCATCTATAACTATTAAATCTGCTCCAAAACCTGTTGCAGTTCCTGTTGGAGATGTAGCCAAATAATTTGCAACTTGACTTCCTTCCAAAGCCCACTTATTCATTGAAGCTTCACCATACTTAATCTTAGTATCTGGGAATATATCTCTATAAACTGTTACTCCTTGTGTCTGTTCTGTTGCTATCATATCTCTTACTTGTTTAGCAAATGTAGAAGAAAGAGTTTCATTATATGATCCTGTCATAATTTTTAATTTGTTATTTCTTCCTAATAACCACTGAACAAATAAAGTTGCTGTGTAAGATTTACCAAATCTTGGAGGCATATTAATAACTAATATCTTTTTATTAGAATCAATAAAACTTTGTAACTGATTACATAAATCTTTTAAATATTCTTTTTTATCATTGTAAAAATCTTTTTTACCTAGTAATTTACAATAATACCAAAAATCTCTTCTAGCTAATTCTTTTTTAGCTTCTAATTTTATTAATTCTTTATCATACACCCCCACAACACCTCCTTTAATCTTTTATTATTTCTTTTAATTCATCAGTTGTAAGATTAGAGAATGGATTAGAGTTTATATTTCCATTTACCTCAACCTTTTGAGTATACTCTCCATCCATTTTATTTAATATATCTAATGCTTTTAATCTATCGGTATCTTTAACAGCTCCATCTTTTATCATACTTGTTAAAAATTCTCTTCTCTCTATTGCTGTCATAATCCTATTACCTTTTGCTTTTTCTTGTAGTTCTTCAATATATTTTTGAATATTAGTATTTTTTAGTAATTTATCAGCATTTACTCCTGCATACTTTTCTTTATATCCAGCTTTTATTGCAGCTTCAGTAGCATTTCCAGATGCTACATAATATTCACAAAAAGCCTTTTGTCTTGTATTTAATTTCAATGCTACTTCACCTCCAATTATCCTCGCTTTTGTACTTCTGCTAAAATTTTATGCCTATAATTAGGCTCCAACTTCTCAACTTTATTGAGTAATTTCTTATCATTAAAATGCTCCCAGTATATAGTTCCTTGTGCTAAGTTTCCAAATAAAACCTGTCCTTCAATATCTTTAAATCTCGTTATTTCTTCTGAATTTCTATTTATATTTAAACTTTCTTCAACTGTTTCAAATTCTAAATTTAGCCCTAGTACCTTATTTAATAAGGTTGTATGTGTATCTATATAGCTTCCTATATATAATTTACCTAGTACAAATAATACTGGTCCATCTCTAAAACCTATATCAAAATGTTTTTTATACGTTTTCATAAAAACCTCTCTAAATAAAAAATACTTCCGTAAAAGCCTTAGCTTGTTCATACGAACCACAGAAGTATTGATGTAATTATTTATAAAGGGCATATTGGATTTGCACCAATGAATAGCAATCGCTGATATTCTAGTCTTTAAAACTAATGCCCCATAAGATTAAGACTTTTTTAGAGTAGAGTCTCAAACTACTTTTATTCAAGTAAGGGAGGAATTATCGTACCCTTAGATAGCCAAGAAGGATTAACTTCTTATAGCCAAGTCATCTAAATTATTTTCATATGATATCATACTATCACATTATTTTTTACCTGACAATAACCCTATTTTTACCCCTTTTTTACCCTGTTTTTACCTTTTTTAAAATTCTATTAGCCTTTGAGTTTTAAAATGTATCTCCAAAGCCCCTAAAATTCTATTTCTTATTCCATAAGTGCTTTTTAGAGAAATTTTAAGTATATCAGCTATTTCTTCATATGTTTTTTTATCAAAGTATTTCATTTTTATAAAATTATAATCCTTGTGGTCTTGTACCATACTTAAACACTCATCTATCCTAAAAATTATTTCTTCATACCTGCTAATATTGTTAGAAATTCTTTGTTTTAATTCCTCTATCTGCTCCATTTCACTTTTGAAATCATAGCACCCTCCACCTTGTCCGCCAGGTCCACATGATTTTTTTATTTGTGGATTTTTTAAATTTTCTATTTCTACTTCTATCCTTTTCTGATACTTTGGATAGTTTCTTAATATTTCTTCCATCTTTCTAAAAATTATCTTTTGCTCCTGTGTTGCCATTACTCCACCACCTCAACTGTCAAATTCATAATATCTTTATATGCCTGTAAATATGAAGTGCCAAAATATTCTCCCGTTTTTCTATCAATAACAACTAACCAATTATAGCCCCTCCATTTTATACTGTTAAAATCTTCTGTTGTAAATTCAAAATCTTCAATATCCTCTCCAAATTTTATTGGTTCTTGCTTTTCTGGGTATGCTATATCTCCTAGCCAAAATCCATTATCATTAATTAAATTTTCAAAACTATCATTAAATCCAAAACTATTTGGCAGTATTGGAAATATAGTTTTTACAATATATCCTTGTTTTTTTAAATCTTTTACTATGTGTTCTAATGCCATATTAATCCCACTCCTTCCCTAGCTCTTATATTTTCCAACTTTATATGATTCTAATTTTGCAATATGCTTCTCAAAGTCTTGCTCAGTTAATCCACACAATAGTAGTAAATTTACTGTAGCAGTTACTAAGTCTAATGCTTCTGCTACAAAGTTATCTCTATTTTTTATATAGCTAAAATTATCTTTGACTACTATCTCATCCATCAACTCTTGGTACTCTTCTTTAACTTTATCTAACTGTGCTATATCGCTTGCATAAGCTATTGATTTATAATTCATTAGTTTATTTAAGTCTATTTCCATTATCTCACTTCCTTATAAATACTTTTTCTTTTGATACCAATATGGGCCATAAATTTTAGATGCCATCTTCACCAAAATATTTATCATATTTACTTTTAGCATCTCCAAGTTTTTCTTTGTAAAAATTCATATATCTCTCATTTCCTGTTTTCTCATTTTCTTTTAATTGAGTTTCCCAATGTTTTATCTCCTCCTCCAAAGATTTTTTAAATTCTTCTATTGTATCATAGTCCTCAATATCGGTTTCATCTCCAATACATTCCCCATCAACCCAATATGATGTATATGTATTTTCTCCAACACAATCCCTGCAATAAACCTCGTCTTCATGCACTATAATTTCTTCATCTGATTTAATTTTTCTATCACAATTTGAACAATGTATTCCGCTCATTTTCTATTTTCCTCCTTAATTCTTTTAATTCTAACTTTCAAACTCTCAACAAGTGCATCTTGTACATCTCCTTTATTTCGTAAAGCTTCCATTACGTCTTCATCTCTAGTCTCTTTACAAACCAAATGATGGATTATTACCTTTTCTGTCTGCCCTTGTCTGTGTAGTCTTTTGTTAGCTTGTTGATATAATTCCAAACTCCAGTTAAGCCCAAACCATATCACATGATTACCTCCAGCTTGTAAGTTAAGCCCATAAGCAGCACTTGCTGGGTGGGCTAGCAGTATATCAATTTCTCCTCTGTTCCAGTCTAGTTGGTCTTGTGGAGTTTTCAAAAGTCTTATTCTCAATTTCGAGTCTTTCAAAGCTTCAATTATTCTGTCCTTATCATGTTGAAAATTATAAAATACTAATGCAGGTTTCCCATTTAATTGCTCTATCAGCTCTAAAAATCTTTCGATCTTACAATCATGGACTTCAAAGACTTTTCTGTTTTCGTCATAGATAGCTCCGTTTGCTAACTGAAGTAACTTGTTAGACAGTGCCGCTGCATTTGCAACAGTGATTTCTGTGTCTTCAAGTTCAAGAATTGCTTTCCTCTCAAGCTCATCGTATGACTTCTTAGCCTTGCCATCTAAAACTACAGGTACTTGCTCATAGATTATGTCTGGTAGTTCCAAATAATCTTCAGCTTTCATAGAGATGCAGATATCAGATATCTTTTCATGTATAGCCTCATTTGAACCCTCTTTGGCATCATAATTAAAAATCACAGTTCTATTTCTTTGTCCAGGTTCAAAATATCTTTCTCTAAATTTCCCTATAGTTTTTTCTAGTCTTTCACCTTGATCCAATAAATATAACTGTGCCCATAAGTCTATAAGCCCATTTGGTGCAGGTGTTCCAGTAAGTCCAACTATTCTAGTTATTTTATTTCTAATAACTTTCAGACTTTTAAATCTCTTTGACTGGTGATTCTTAAAACTAGACCACTCATCAAGTACCACCATATCAAATGGCCAAGCATTTTTATAATAATCTACTAACCAAGTTACATTCTCACGATTTATGACATAAATATCTGCTGTTTTAGCAAGTGCCTTTATACGCTTTTGTAAGCCCCCTAAAACAAGAGATGTTTTTAGTAGGGATAAATGGTCCCATTTTGCTATCTCATCTGTCCAGGTAGCCTCTGCGACTTTTTTTGGGGCTATTATTAATACCTTTCCTACTTCAAATCTATTAAATTTTAAATCCACTATGGCTGATAAGGTTATGATAGTTTTTCCTAAACCCATATCCAGCATAAGCCCCAATTTGTCACCATTTATCATTCTATCAATGCAGTATTTTTGATATTCATGTGGTTGAAACTTCATCATGTATCACCTCCTCAATAAACTTATCTACTTCTTGAAATGAAGCTATCACTCTCACATCACAATTTAAGTTTTTTAATTTTTGTATGAAATTTTTCTGCAAAGGAGATAAATTTTCTCTTTTCCCTTCTGCTTTCAGTTCTACAAAATATATATCTCCTCCTGGAACTATAACTATCCTATCAGGTACTCCCGCATTTCCAGGAGAGGTCCACTTCATACACAAGCCATTTTTATTTTTTACATTTTTGACTAAATAGGTCTCAATTTCTCTTTCACTTTTTTTCATAAAAATTTTCTCCAATCTTAAGGACAACAAACTAAACATTATTTCCTATATATATATATGAAATAAAGGATTTATAGATTTTATAGAGTATATTTACCCTTTAAATTCTATATTTCTTTATACTTATATATAAAAGAATGTTACTTTGTTTAATATTAATAATAAAACTAATAATATCAATACTTTTTCGGTCAACATTCTAATCAACATTCTAGGTAACAACAAAAAAGAATGTTGACCCTTAATTTTTGAGAATGTTGACCTTTTCAAGAATGTTGACCCTAGAATGTTACCTTTTTTTAGTATGGAATCTCTCTCTTATAACCCCTTTGAACTCCATATTTTCCAAATTTAGATGAGGTTTTCATTTTTTCCCATTCCTTTAGAGATGCTAAGACTTTATTAATCTCAATACTGTCACTTTTTTTCATAAACCTAATACTATTTTTTAGTGCTTCTTCCCATATTTCAGCCGCACAAACTTTATCTCTTAGAATTAGATCATTTTCATCATACTGCTTACTCATAGTTTCATATTCATCTAAAAAAGTCCTTTTTGCAAAAGCATCTAAAGAATTCCAATTCTTTGGAATTTTCTTATCTAAGTAGTCTAAAATTATCCCCTTAAATACATTATCTTCGGAGTGAGCCTCTTGTTCTTCTTTTGCGATTTTCTCAGCTTCTTTTGATAAAACTAAACTATAAAATTTATTCTTTGCAAGTTCACAAGCTTCAGCCCATATTTGGTCTAACTCATCTTTTAAGTCATTAAAAATAGATTTTATAGGCTTATGTATAAAACAATCTATTGGCCAGAATCTTCTATTCCCTGTCTCATCTCTTAAGAAGTTAGTATCATTTGCTGTTCCAAAGAATGCACATCTTCTTGGATATTTTTGGGCTCTACGTCCATATGATGCTCTAAAGATATCATCTGTTCTACTTAAAAAGTTTTTTACCAGGTTCAACTCTGATTTTCTTAATGAACTAAGTTCACCCATTTCAAGAATCCAACTTCCTTGAATTAACTCACATGCATCTTTACCTTCTACATTTACTAAACTATCATTGTACCAATCCATACCTAATATTTTTAAAAAGGTACTCTTACCCACTCCTTGTGGCCCAATTAAAATAGGCATATTATCCCATTTAATTCCCCCATAAATAGCCCTTCTTACTGCTGCAACTAGAGATTTCTTGGAAACTTCTCTAGTATATACATTATCTTCACAACCTAAGTAGTCTATAAATAAAGTTTCTAATCGCTTTTCTCCATCCCACTGTGTAGATTGAAGTCTTGTTGTTACTTTATTTTCTGCATTTTCTTCTGCAATTAGATTAACTCCATCTATGATTTTATTTGTGGAAGTGATTCCATAATTGCTTTCTAAATACCATCTAAGACCTGCATCATCTGTATCAGTCCAAATTCTGTCAGGGGTTTCAAATTTCCTATCCCAAGGTACTCCATCTCTTACTAATATTCTTGATGAAAAGATATCTTTGAAAATTTTAAACTTTAATTCCTTATCATTTCTTAAAATTAAAATTATGTTGGACAGAGTGCTAAGAGCTTTCATACCATCTGCACTGTACTGGATATTATCTTTCCAGTTGTCATCATCTTCAACTATTTCACCTTCTAAAATTTCTTCATTCTTATCATTTACTATTGAAAATTCTGCAATAGCTTTTTGTTGTCTTTCTTTTAATAAATCTTTTCTAACATCTGTCTTTGCCATTACCCATTCTTTCATAGCTATCCAAGATGGCAGTTTGGCCACAGGAGTATTAACTTCTGCTTGTATATCTAAATGTCCAAATTTATGTAATCTTACTAAGTCAAAAGCATTTACTAATTTTTGACTACAAGGGTCAGTAGCATGATGTGAGTATAGGAAAAGTCCATCTTGATATACAATAGCTCCAGCAGTAGTACTTCCACCTACAAAGGTCAATCTATCAGCTACATCACAAGGTTCATATACACCTGATAAAAATTCATCTATGGCCTGATAGACATTAAATCTTCTGCAAAATGCTCCTACCATTCCTTCTTTTTCTAAAGGGTTTTCTTGCTTCTTCAACATATTCTGGTGGAGTTTTTGTGCATCTGGAACTTCTGGCCAGGTTGATATATCTTTCCAGTTGTCATACATATTAAGAATTGCAGCACCATCTAGCATAGGCTTATCTGCATAAGTAAAGACATAATCGCTATCAATAGAATGGCTTGGCCAATACATCAACCTAACTGCTTGAAAGGTAGTAGGGTCGCAATAACGCAACCCTATAAATGATGCTACCTTTCTTGCTATTGGTTCATACTCATCTGCAGAAACATCTTCAGCTAATGGAAATATGACCCTTATTCTAGGTTTAGTAGTTTGGTGCTTACGAGTGCTATACACCGCATAAGCACACTCTAAGCTATTAAGAGTTTTTATAATCTTAGTATCATCTTCATAAGCTAAGTTGTCTAAGTCAAGAGTTATTAAACTTCTACTTTCAACAGTTCCATTTCTTCTTAAATTCCCTTTTAACTTTCCACCAACAAAACCTCCAACATCCTTAATATCATCTTGCTTAGACTTAGAATAAGATAAGAACTCATCTAATGTTTCAGCTGTTATTTTTGGTTTTCCTAATCTATCCACAAATTCAGACCAGGTAATTTCAGTCGTTACCCATTGCTTGGATAATCTGTTATTTGCTTCTGATATTACTAATTTTCTTGAGTTCTCCATCTGATGTCTCCTTTTATACAAGTTCTATTATTTTAGTTACGCAGTTAATTGTTTCCTGAATATCTAAAGTAATTAAATTCCTAAAAGCCTCATTTAACAATAAAGCTTTATTAGATGGTAATCCTTCACATATCCCAAGTATTATAGTAGTCCAATCAGTTTTTAATTTATCAGTGATTGTATTTATTCTGCTTCCACTAAGACGTTGAGAAATTTCATTTCCTTTTAAGGTCCAAGTTAGGTATTCAATAGCTTTCTGATAATCTTCTTTGCCATTCTTTTTCTCAGCACGAACTAGGTACTTAACTACATTCCATATTCTGGTACATAAAGGATTAGGCATACCTTCAACTATAGCATCAGCTAAATGCTTACTTTCAAAATTACAACCTGGAATCATGTAATGCTTTGGAGAGTGAACATTATCATTCACAAGTACTTCTTTCACTGCCTTTTCTGTCTTATTTTCAGTTTCTTCTCCAATAGCAATTAATATTTTCTTTTCAAGAGTTGGACTTTCTATATTGAGTCTTCCATTTTCTACATAAGACAAAAAGCCTTGAGTAACTCCTATTTTTTCTGCAAATTCTTTTTGAGACAAGTTATTTTCATCTCTATATTTTTTAATTTTTCTACCTATATGCATAATTTCCTCCTAATCTTTCATATAATAACTGCCAGTAAACCCAGCAGCATTTAATATTAATCCCTTGGCCCAACTTATTTCATCTGTCATAGTCTTGATAACTTCCTCTAATTCTACAGATTTTGGAACGTCAAGTATTACCTCATCATGAACATGAAATACTATTGGCCAACCTTTATCTTTTATTCTTAAAAGCGTTTCAGTTAAGCAGTCTCTTGCTATAGCTTGTACAATATTTTCTGTTAATTTTCCACCATAAGTTGGGATAACTTCCCACTTCTTAGATGTTTGGTTAATACCCATATAATGCATCTGCATTTGTCCAAATTGGTTTTCTTTTAAAAAAGGTTTTGGATAGAAAAGTTTTCTACCACTTGGCAATTCTATTGTGAAAAAGTCTTGGCCATAAATAAAGTCATACTCTCTTGCTAACTTTACACACTTAACCATTTGAGGTTCTCCAGTTTCTAAAACTTCAACTGCTGCATTCTCTAATGCATACCATAGCTCCACAATTCTTTTAGATGATTTTCTCCATCTATCAACAATGTCTTTCATTTCTTCATCGGTTAAGCCCATATCTGCTGCACCCATAGCAGTTAAAGCTCCAACACTACCTTGGTAACCTAGGGCTAGCTCTGCAACTTTACCTTTGGCTCTAAGATGATAATTTTCTTCACCTTTTGCTATTGTGCTTATTGGCACTCCAAACATTTGAGAGGCTGAGGCTTCATAAATTTTTCCATGAGTTTTGAATACTTCCATTCTCCACTCTTCTCCAGCAAGCCATGCTATAACTCTTGCCTCTATTGCTGAGAAATCAGATACAACAAAGTGATTTCCTTCTGATGGGATAAATGCAGTTCTAATAAGTTGTGATAAAGTGTCAGGTATGTTCCCATAAATTAGCTCTAATAGTTCTCCGTCACCTTTTTTTATGATACTCCTAGCAACATCTAAAGTTTCTATATAGTTACGAGGTAAGTTCTGTACTTGAACCAATCTTCCTGCATATCTTCCAGTTCTGTTGGCTCCATAGAATTGCAAGAGCCCTCTCACTCTCCCATCTTTGCACATTGCTTCATCCATAGCTTTATACTTCTTAACAGATGTTTTAGAAAGCTCTTGCCTTATTTCTAACACTCTTTTAGCTTTTCCATCTTCTAAAGTACCTACCATTTTTTCCACGGTAGCTTTTTGTAAGTTCTCAACTTCTTCTCCTGCTTCTTCTAACCAATTTAGTAACTGACTTGTAGAATTGGGATTGTCTAACTTTGTTATCTCTCTTGCTTCTTCTAGTAAATTAGCCCTGGATAATGCATCTATATACAGAGCACCATTCACTAAATCGCTATCAACTCTTACACCGTATGCATTCATGGATGTGTCAAGTTGCCAAAGCTCCCATTCTCTATTAGGGACAGGAAAAGCGCTTAATCTTCTACCTATTTCCATTTCTGTAACTACGTCTTGGATACAATACTCCTTAAACAACTCCCATTTCTCTGGAGCATGTTGAGGTAGATTTCTAGTTCTGTTGCCATTACTTTTAGTAGCTTTGCAAGGTATACAGAAGTATCTTATTAGAGCACTACCTGTTGTTAGCTTTTTCTTATCTTGCGGCAATCCCATAGCATTACCAATAGCAGCTAATCCTGCTGTGTAGCCACAATAAAGACCATGTACCATAGTACATTGCCACTGTTCTAAAAGAGTTTCAATCCCTGCCTTATTCAGACACCACCACTCAAAGACAGCGTTGTATGCATACTTAATACAAGACTCATCTTTTAAAAGGTTTAATACTTCTTGTGGGATAACTTCGCCTTGTGCGAGGTCTATGATTTTTACATCTTGGCCATCAATTGAGTATGCAAATAAGAGTATCTGAAAATCATCACTCATTGCATACTTATACACACCTGATTTTCCTATATCTACAGAGCTAAATGTTTCTATGTCTATATTTAAAGTTCTCATAATCGCTCCTTTTTGAAATTGAAAGGCAGTTTTCACTGCCCTTCTATAAGTTTTTTTATAATAATGGTTCTCCAGTTACTGGATCTATTTCAACCTCACCAAATTCATTTTCTGCCTTAATTCCTACAGCTGATAAAGGTTCTCCATCCATTAACTTTTGTACATTACCAAGTCCGCAACCTATTCCTTTCTTACCACTTACTGCATAAGGGAAAAAGTTTACTGATACTCTTGCATATATCCCTGAGTAAATCTCAGATTGATTAAGAATTGGTTGTGCTTTTATATCTACAATTCCTGGTTGATAGTCAATTTTTGCACTTGCTGTAAATACCCAATGACCTTTACATTCAGGACCAAATTCCTCTCCATCAGAAGGTCTTATTCCATCTCCATCATATATAGGGATAGTTGGTTTTGGAGGTTTAACTCCATTCCACACACTGCTAATTCCTTTTTCAATTGCTGCATTTATTGCCGCATCTAATTTTGCTTTAGTTTGTACATCAGTTTTTGGAACTAGAATTGTACAGCTATACTTTTCTTCTTGCCCTTTTTCTGCTGCATAAGGTTTAAATAAATGCACATAACTTAATCTTACTTTCCCTGTCATTACTCTAGTATCATTTGCCATAAATATCACTTCTCCTTCATTTATAAATTATTAATATCATCAACTACACTAAATTCATCTTCTGCCTTTATCTTGTTTGTTATAGCTTCTCTTTTATCAGAAGCATCTACAAGAGTTGGCTTCCCTACATTCATAACTATTAAATTTCCAACTAGATTATTAAAATCTTTTTTGCCAATTACTTTCTCTATCTGTGCTAAAGTTAAGTACTTTCTTTCATATAGAAGCTCTTCTGCAATTCCATTTTCTTTAAGTACTTTTATAGCATCATCTGTATTTTTAAAACTTCTGCTACCTTTACCATTAACAGCCTTCCAGCCAGGAACATTATTTCCTTTTAAACTTTCTGCTAGAGCATATTTTTCTATTTCTTTTACCCAGGTATCTAAATCATGTGCTTTTTGCAGTATTTCTCCAATTTCTTCTAAAGTTAATAGGTCTACAGACTTAAACTCGTACTTTGCTAGCTCTAAATTAGCATTAGCTCTTGCTTTACAGGTAGCTTTAGCTTTACAGAATTTACAGTGTTCTCCACAGTTAAAATCTCCTTCACCTTTTAAAGCCATAGCAGCCTTTTCTTGTGCTATCTTTGCAAACTCTAATAAGTAATCCAATCTACATTCCCAAGTGTCTATGCCAGTCAATCTTGGCTGTACGATTGACATTTTAATATGTTCTATTGGAAATATCATTTCGTAAGCGAGATAAGCCCCTAATGCATACAGAAGTAACTGAGCATTGTTTTCAACACTTACAGGAACACCTTTTCCATATTTAAAATCTATAATGTGTAAAGTATCATTAGAGATTAAGATGCAGTCTGCGGTTCCAAATCCACCAGGAACATATTCTGAAAAATCTACTTTCTGTTCTACTGCTATATGCGGGGTAGTTGGATAACTGTACATCTGTTCCTGGATAAACTCCACATACTCATCTGTGTACCCTTGCATTTCTTCCTGGTATAAATCTTTTTCTTTAAGTTTCTTCATTGCAGCCGTAAATTTCCTAGAAGTTAATCCAGGATCTATTATTTTTCTTACCTTCAACTCTGCTATCTCATGTGCCAAACTACCTTCTTTTGCATACTCACTTTCTGCATCTTCAAATTGTTCACAGAGTTTGACAGAAGGTGGACAAGCTATCCACCTTGCAGCACTAGAAGGTCCTAATAGTGCATGTGCCATTAAATATCAGCTCCTAATTTTTTAAGCTCTTGAACAAAAGCTCCATATTTTTCTTTTGGTAAAACTGTTATAGCCTTAACTCCAAAACTAGATAATAGATTTACTAATACTGTTCTGTTATTATCTATATCCTTATTTACCCAAGCTGCTGCTATTTTTTGTAAATCTGCTGCAGTATATTCAGCTGTCTTAGTTGGTAAAGGAGTTGCAACCTCTACAGGTGCTTCTTCCTTTTTAGCTGGAGCAGTTGGCAGCTTTTGAGTAGGGGTTTCTTCTACCTTTTTAACTTCTTCTTTCTTCTCTTCTACATTAGAGTTAGCTTTTTCTGTATCAGAAATTACTTCTGTACAGTTCACTTCTATAAACTCTCTTATTTCCTTTTTAACTTCTTCCACACTTCCTGTAAATTCTACTTTTACCATTTTTATATCCTCCTATTTGCATTTTTTTAAATTATGTGGTACTTTATATTTAAAAGTTGTATGTTTGTCTGTTGATGATGTGGTAGTCGCAACAGACTTTTTATTTTTTACCTGCATACTGAACACCTCCTTTATTCCATGTATTTCCATAAATCTTTAACTGGGATAGTTAAAGTACATCCATACATATCTTGTAAAACCGCTATACCATTATCTTCTAGCACCAATTCATACCAAATTCCATTTATTAAAAATTTTGTCATTTAGTCCTCCTACAATTTATCCACAAGTCTTATAATAAGTTCCCCAACTCTAATTTTTTCATTGATTACCTTAATTTCTCTAAAATCATCCATATAAACTTCCAACATTTCTTTTATAATTTCTTGCTTATAGCTAGATTTGTTGGCAGGCATTTCTTTTAAAACCTTATATTCTGTGCCTATTTTTTCTAAGTAGCCTTTATTTTTCAATCTATTAAGGTAAGTTTTAACAACACCCTCGCTCATATTCAAATCATCTGAAATTTCTTTATTTGTTGCAAAAGTATTACTTCTTACATATTCCAATACTTCCTCTATTTTAGACATTTTTGCTCTCTCCTTTAATCTCTCAATACCACAGGCATAACTATATAAAATAGATTATCTTTACTAAACTGACAAGCATTCCTATTATTTTTAGCTAAAGCAATATCAAACTTTTCATCTTTCACATACTTCAACCATAAGTCCATATATTTAAAATTCAGAGTAGTTTTTAATTTAGCTTTTTTATTATCAAGTTCTAAAACATCTAACAATAATACAGAATTGCCATTAGGATAAGCTTCCACTATCAGTTTTCCATCTTCAAAAGAGAAGTATCTTTTTATATCAGATGAATCTACTAGTTTTAACATTTTCCAAACTATATCATCAGTTATTTTTTCAACAGCTTTTCCACTTGAATAGCTTTCATATTCGTAGTTATTAATGAATATTTTTATATCAGGTACTTTTGCATTAGGAATAGGATCGTATTCTGTTACTTCACTACCTACCTGAATGGCTAATCTTCCATCTTTTAGTACTGCCATAGATTTAGCTTTTTTAAGTTCTTCTAATACTGATACTGAGTAAATCTTAGTATCTGTTCCTGGTAATTCTTCTCTTGTATCTTTTATTACTGCCAATCTATATGTATCAGTGAATCCAACATAACTTCCTGATACAATTAAACCATTAATACTTTCATTTTTAGCAATTGTAGAAAAGTGCAATAAACTTTTTATCTCCTCTCCTATTAATACAAGAACTTGCTTCCCCATATTTTGAGCATTATATTCTTTTATATCCATAACTATCTTTCCCTTCTTTTCCTTTTCAAATTAGTTATTTCTTCTAGTGCTAAAGACCATAATTTATCTAATTTTCCTGCAAAACTAAAATACCTAATACTTTTTTTAGTTTTATAAATATCTAATATTTTATTTCTATAAAGAATAGATATAGGCATATCTATTTGCGAACTTAAATTTAAGCCTTCAATAAAATTGGTAATTAGTTTTTGTTCTTCAGGATCTATATCTTCTAAAAATGTAATTTTTATTTCTTCTTTATCTATTTCTAATTCCTGAATTTTATATTGCATTGCTTCTAATATTTTGTTTGTAAATTCAATGTTTTTCATAAGTTAAGCTCCTTATTCTTATCTATTTCCAAATCTTCTAAGATAGCAGTCCAGATTTTATTCTCACAGCTATTGAAGTTTCTTAGGCGTACAAACTTAGTACCTTTATGAATTTCTATATTTTTAAACTCATAATCTATTCTTATTCTGTACTCTCCAACAACCTTATTAAGTTGTAGAGTGTAGATATGTTTAAGTATTTCAGCATTACCGTCTACATCTTTTGAATTCTTGAAACATACTGTTACTTCCTTATCATCTATCCAAATCTTAGAAGCTTCATCTGCCATAACTTTCAAAATTTTGTCTATAAATTTTGCTTTTAACATCTACATCACCCTTAATCCGCTATGTGCTTATGTTCAAACCAAGTAAAGAATACTGGTTCATTTTTTGTTATTTCTGGGACTTTTAAATCTATAAAATCTAAATAAGTTCTAAATCCATCAGCATAATTTACATTAATAATAAAATCTGCTCCTTTTATTATTAGCTTTTCATTTATTTCATCTCTATTCCAGTTATAATTAGCTGCTCCTGCTAATTTATAAAATTTTTCTTTCCCTATGTTATACTTCCCTACAACAAAGACCTCTTTAACATCTTCCCAAGTTCTATTGTTCTTTTCTAATAGATTAAGTGTTTCGGTTAATAAATTTTTATTATTTCCCATATTTCCTCCTTGATATTTTTTAATATTTGTAGTAAAATCAAGGGTAAGTAAGGGGTTACCTACCCTTTGTTTTGAACATCTGTGCTACTTTGGTCGGTAGTGTCAGATGTTTTTCTTTTGTTTATAACTAATATTGATGCTAAAACTATTGCTAATTTCTTCATAACTCTTCTCCCTTGTGCTTCTCAAACCAGTCTGGAAGCTTATCTTTAATCACTAAGTGCTTGACACCAACTTTTATAAAAGGAAAATCAGAATATTCTCTTGCTATTTGTTTTAATTTTGCAACACCAATATTTGTCAATTTAGCAGTTTCTGGCATTGTCAACATCATCTTTTCTTCCATAACTCCTCCTTACACACATTCCATTAAAATATCAAAAGGTCTATTTATACAGAACCAAAGAGTTTTCAGTAGCCATTTCACTTTGTATTTAATTACATCTTTTAAAGATGCTCTTGCAAAATTTTCATTTTTATTTTCCATTTTTCGCCTCCATTTTTTGATATGCTTCCATTACCTTTACCGCATCTTTTAATTTTGCAGTAGCAGGAAATTGTATTTTTCCTAATAACCTTTTAAATTCTTTGCAACTCATTTTTAACCTCCTTTAATGCTTCATACCTTTATAAAGTTTTTCTAAATTATCTAATGCTACATCTCTCATTTCATGCTTACTATTGGTCAACACATCTTTGATATTTGAGTACCAAATTTCAGCTATTTTTTTATCAGAATAGTGGTTGTAGTCAATCCCTAATAAGTCCATTTGTGGTTTACCTCCCAGTACAACCAATCCAAATATTATCTTTGTTTCACAGTTCTTAAAATATAAATCTTCCATAATAATTTCCTTTCTTTCTTTTGTGTTATAATCATCTCGAAGGAGGTGATTACTTTGAAATCTTTTATCGAATGGTTAAAAACGTCTCAGTACCCAAATTCTGACAGTATTAAAGGTGATATTGCTAGAGATATATTAAGAGATAAGACTTTCCCTGATACATCTGAAGAAGACAGATTAGTATCTTATATGAATAGCAAGTTAAAGTATGGAGCTTTAGCACCTATATCAGAATTTAAAACTATTTATAAATCCTATTTAGCTTATATCAATAAGAATAGCTAAGCATTTATCAGGAATATTTATTTTTTCATCTCTTGAGGAATACTTACCTTTAATTTCTATGTCGTATTCTTCATATATCCCTGCTTTAAAAATTTGAACCTTTTCACCATCATTTTTTTCCATAGTTTTCACTATTAAAGTTAAATCATCTCTTGTTAATCTCTTTTCTTCTATGAGTTGATTTAACTTTTTTATTTCATTTGTTGTTCCTTCCAATTTAAATCCATTAAGTATATTTTCCATTAATTTATCTCCTTTCCTTTCTTTTGTGCTATAATCATCTCAAAGGAGGTGATTATTATGTCTAAAGATATTGTTCCAAATTATCCAAAAGATATAACCTATAATGACCCAAGTGAATTTAACTACCTTACAAAAGAAGAACAAGATATTCTTTTGGATTGGTGTGATTTAATTCTTAAAATAAGTACAATAAATACCAAACATACGTCTTATGGGTTAAAGCATCTATTTTCTAGGTCAAGAGATGGCTTTTATATTTCAAATGGCACCTTCAAAGGAGCTATGTTGAAACTCGGATTCAAGTATGCTCCAACTGATAGTGGTATAAATTGGATGTTTAATATCTCTGAAAAATCTTTAAAACAACTTGTAGCTAGAGATAGATAATTTTTTATATCTCTATTTCTATGCATTCAAACTTCTCAAAAGCAACAAACCCATTTTCTTTTAAAATATCTGTAACAGTTGTTTTACCTGTTGCTTTTTGAGTACCCTTTACAATTATTACTTTTCCAGATTTTATAGCTTCACAAATTTCTTTTACTTTTTTAGGACTTATATAGTCTGGAAAAGTGATCTTTGATACTTTAATTTCTTTTACTTTTTTCATGCTCCTCCTTTTAATTCACGTATCCAAGACTTTTTACATTTCCATTAACAATTTCTATAAATTGGGTGCCTTGTTTTTTACAGATTTGATAGATTTCTTTGTAGTGTATTTCATTTTCCATAGAACTTGTTATTACTCTTGTAAACATATCTTCCAATTGTCTTATTACCATCAATATTCCAAAATCAACCTTATCCCTTGAATTTGCCTTTATCCCAACAAGTGAATTTACTAACTTACTATAAGTCATATATAGTTTGTCCGAATGTTGACTACCCTGTTTCTTTGCATATTCTATTAATATTTGAATGGCATCTGTTTCTTCTCTTCTAACTAATTTTCCCTGTTGTCTTGTTAGTAGCCACTCACTCTTAGCTTTATCTAAAATTGCTTGTTCCAATACTTCTATGTAGTGAATAATTGCTCGCCTAACATATTTACTTTCTCTCAATAAAACCTGTTTAGCTTGGCTAAGAGTTAGGATAAAATATGGATTTTCTTTTGTCGCTCCATTCCCAATTTTAGTCTTATAGAACAAGACGGAAATTTTTCCTTCTTGTAATTCTTCTGAAAATTCATCTCTTATTATGTCAAGCAAATCATAATGTTCTAACTTAACAGCTTTTCCTCTTTTCTTTTGAGCTTCTGTTAAAGTATTATTTTTTAACTTTTCCTTATACTCTTCTTTTCTAAAAAGATTTATTTGATCCAATAATTCCAAACTTGTTATTTGATTTTTTAATCTAAGGTCACCCATTCAATCACTCCTTAATCCCAAGGAATTTAATCATTTTTTTCTTAACATCTCCTCCATTTCTGTTTCCTCTAATTATGTCAGAGCAATAAGATGGTTTTATTCCAAGTAGTTTTGATAATTCTGCTTGGGTAATACCTTTTTCTCTTAATACTCTTTTTACTTCCATTTCAAAATCCAATCTTGTCATATATACCTCCTTTTATTTGTGATATAATCATCTCAGAGGAGGTGATTAATATGTCTGCTAAAGTTTATGCTTGTTTACTCGGTAATTGGGTTGATATTACTAATACTGATACTCTTATTAACGGATTACCCATTAATAAATGGTTATTAAGTGAATCTCCAATAAGAGTTGACAGATTAGATGAGCAAGATTTGAAAGTATTCAAAGAAACTATCTTACAGTCCCCACTAATAGAAATTTCTTTTGAAAATAAAACCTATGCCATCAATCCAATATTTTTACAACTTGTTTATTAATTTTGTGATAACCCTTGTTATTTATGAGGGTTATCTATCCAACCATCTACATTTATTAACTGTATTAAAAATTCCAAAACCATTTTTCTTTCCCTATAAGTCAAAGGTTTTAACTCTTTCATTAATTCCTTTGCTTTATTTAATATCTTTTCTTCTCTTTCCATAGTCCTCCTTTCTTTTTCACTTAAAGTGAAATTTTTATTTAAAAAAATATTTCATCTACTGTTTTTTTATAATAGTCGGCTATTTTTTTCTTTGTTTCATCATTTGGAATTCTATAATCATTCTCATAGTTAGAGTAAGCTGAAGGTAAAATTCCTAGTTCTTTTGCTATTTCTATTTGTCTTTTATTACCTCTAAGTTTTTTTAATTTCTCACCTATAGTCATAAAATCACCCCCTTTTTCTATTTCACTTTTTGTGAACAAAATAATGTTATCATATCTTAAAATTTTTGTCAACACTTTTCGTGAAAAAATTTTCTTGATTTTTTCCACGAATGGTGTATAATTGTTTTAAGAGGTGATATTAATGGCTGAAATTAAAGATAGAATTTTAGATCTTAGAATAGAAAATTCTTTAACTCAAAGTCAAATGGCTAAAATTTTTGATGTTGGAATAAGTACTATTAGTATGTGGGAACAAGGTCAAAGAATTCCTAGACCAAATACTTTACAAGAAATATGTGATTATTTTAATGTTGACATGGACTACTTAATGGGAAGAAGTGATATTAAAAATAGATACCAAGCTGGTTTAAAATATGACTGGGAAGAAAAAAAACAAGAAGATTCTAATATAGATATGAATACTGTAAATACTGACTATATAATGATACCTTTATATGAAAGCATTTCAGCAGGATATGGAGCTAGTAATTCTGAATTTATAGAAATGATTCCAGTTTTTGGATTAAAGAAAAATGGAACAACATATTTTGCTGTAAAAGTTGAAGGAGATAGTATGGAGCCTAAAATACCAAATGGCTCTACTATCATAATAAAAAAGGATATACAAATTGAAAGTGGAGAAATAGGTGCATTTAATTTAAATGATGAAAATTTTGTTAAACAAAAAAAAGTAGTAAAAGACAGATTAATTCTACATTCATTTAATTTAGCTTATGATGATAAGGTTGTGAATGAATTTGATGATTTTGTAGAATATGGTAAAGTTGTAAAAGTAATGATAGATCTATAA